CGAATAGGTTGCGTTGCATGCCCGTCTAGGGCATCGACGCCACAAGATTCTCTGAAGGGACCACTGAGGAAGCATTTGTCCCGGTTGAATTTTAATCCAACCAGTTCTAGGTCTTCCATAACGCCGAGCGCGTGTGGGGTGCCGACGATTAAGTCGTCACCGTACACAAACACCCGTCTCCGAGATTGCCACCGAGACATTCCTGTCCTATTAATAATACTAGCTACGCACAAAGCGTAGTGGACAAGACTCTCAATGGGGAAACATAACGCACTACCCATCGGTGCAAACTTGACGAGCGGTACGCATGTGCCATTAGGTAACTCCGTTCCAACAGAACGCGTCGCTTCAAGGGCCCGAAGAACATCCGGGACACCTTTGAAGAGGCGCCTCACGAGCGTGAGGGATACACGGTCAGAAGCATCCTTCATATCGAGGGTTGCCCACCGACCGGACCGAGAGCCAGCTTTCGCCAGCTTTTGGTTTACGTCTTGGCGCTCAAAGTTAACGTGACCTTGCGTGAAAGGGTGGGATTTCAGGCGGCTATGAATTGCACGCCAGAGCCCTTGTTGAATAAACTGGTACTCAAGAGGCTCCATCGAAATTAATCGTGGACCACGAGAATCTTTCTCGACTAGAGTAACACGTGCACAACCTGCACTAAGTTTCTCTAGACCTAAGTATTCAGCCTTCTTATCATGGAGCGCTCGTCCTCGACCATAGAAATATCTATTGGTTGGATAAACGCGGTGGAGACTCTCGTAAGATCTACGAGGTGTCCACTTTGCCATGCCCTTTTCACCTGTCGCTACGCCTCCAGGACCATGTCTTGGTATAATATCTAAGGGGTCGAAACCCCACAAGACATCCTCAACTATGGTCGCCGCCAACTCAAGCAAAGGCTCACTTTCGGGCTTTAGTACCAAAGAGCGTAACTCTAGCTCTGTAGCAATAAATCCGTCTATGACCTTCTTCTGGGATTCATCAGAATAGCCCAGCTTAAGCTTATAGCACATTTCACAGATTTGGCGTACCTCAGTAACACTGGGTATGCTGTAATCTGCTAGTAGTGTACCATCCTCGTTGTAGATCTCCTTCATCAAACCCTGAAGAAATTTAGGGAGAGAGGTACCTGGAACCTTCGAGAAACTCGAAGGCAAGGTCAGCCGGCCAGTCTGGAAAGACTGTACAACTGCTTTACCCAGAGAAGGAAGTGCGATCGTACAAAAGCCTAGTCCCTCGGTGGCAATCCGTTTCCGGATAGTCTCGAGGTCCCTAGCTAATGAGGAACGCAACATGGATGGGCGACCTGACGCAACGTCAGACAACAACGCATTGTAGATCGACTCCGCATAGCGGATTTGGCTATTAAGGTCAACCTTGGTTAATTCCAAGGGATCACCTCCATTACCCAAACGCTATCGAGAACCTCGTGACGTCAGCCGTAAGGCTTAGTCACTCAGAGTTTTAGCTCTGACCATCAACAAAAGCAGCTGCCTCAGTTCCGAGGACCATGGACGCATTTCCTGTTAGGAAAGCAATCATGGTTTTCACGGCTGTGACAATGCTTGCATCATCACCACCCAAAGGATACGTAACTGTGAAGTTAATCGTAGCCCGAGGTGAAGACGCGGCGTATTCCAAGTTAACGTCGGGTATTGGTATACTCAACGAAGCTAGGGAACGTACGGTACCCGGCTTACCCGGAGCAGGCTTAGCTTGCCTGATCGTAAGATAAGTCGAGCCGAAGCCGGTGCCAGCGGTAAAAATTGTACCCGCGGCAGTATTATCGCTATCTTTAACGAAAGCGAGACTGTTGATGGTGAAGGTGTTCGATAACATGAGGGATCGACCTTTGCTATAATGTGCTTCTACTTCTTGATTCGCTCCAGAGTTTCGGGAGTCACCCTAGCAATTTCGCGCTAACCCAATTTATTGCGGGTTTAACGTGTTGCTCGTACAGTGACTCAGCTCTGAGCATATCGGCATACAGCTTACCGATATCAGTTGGGGCCTCAAAGTTAAATGAGGGCTCCGGAGGTAAACCTGTCCATCTTTGGTATCTCCTACTGCTGGTCCAACAGCATGGTTCATTCCACACTGCTGGCTCATAGGTATGAGGGTAACCAAAGACGAAAGCGCTGGCGGACTGCGTCATACGAATGTGTGACGTAGCCCTAACCATACGTGTGCGAACTAACTGATTAACAAGATCTAACTTATTAATCATCCTGCCAACGTTTATCACGTTGTCAAGTGCAAAGGATAAGGGGATCGCGTCATACGCGATCGCTAACGGGTTTGATACTCCCATCGCTTTCAAGCACCTGGCGAAATCGCCCATGGTGTTATCGAAAGCCCGAAGGTCAGTCATGACCTTGGAGACGAACCATACCTCTGCATTGCCCACACTAACATCCCAAACGACGTGTTTATGTGTCGAATAGGAATG